AACAAGAAAATGTTGCATCAAATGTAGTAGATAATTATACATCAGATAAAGAATCTCGTGCTGACTGGGAAGCAATGTTTGAAAAAGGCTTTGATCTATTAGGATTAAAGCTACAAGAAACATCAGAACCCTTTGAAGGTGCATGTACAGCAGTACATCCTATGTTAATAGAATCTGCTGTTAAGTTTCAAGCAAAAGCAATACAAGAATTATTTCCCCCTGCAGGTCCAGTAAAAGCACAGATCGTAGGTAAGTCTACTCCTGAAAGAGAAGACCAATCTAATCGTGTGCAAGAGTTTATGAATTATCAAACAACAGAACAGATGCCTGAGTACTTTGATGAGATGGAAAGAATGTTATTCCATTTACCATTAATAGGATCAGCATTTAAAAAAGTATATTATGATGCTAATTTAAAAAGACCAGTATCTGAGTTTGTTCCTATAGATCAGTTCTATGTTTCTTACTATGCATCTAATCTACGTAAAGCAGATAGATATACCCATGTTATTTATAGAAGTCCTGTTGATCTTGCTAAAGATATACGTACAGGAATCTATAGAGATATAGAATTACCAGAAGCAACGAATCCAGAACCTACCTCTTTTTCTTCTAAGATGGATACTATTATAGGAGTATCTCCTACAGGAACAAATGATCCACAGTATACATTACTAGAACAACATTGTTATTTAGAAATAGAAGAAGACTATGCTCTTCCTTATATTGTTACAGTAGAAGAGCAATCACAACAAATTTTAAGTATTCGTAGAAACTATAAGAAGGATGATAAGAATCAAGAGAAAGTGTCGCACTTTGTACACTATAGGTTCGTACCAGGCTTTAGTTTCTATGGATTTGGTCTGATGCACTTCTTAGGAAACTTAACTATGACTGCCACAGCAGCCATGAGAAGTTTAGTGGATGCAGGTCAATTCGCAAACCTACCAGGAGGTTTCAAAGCAAAGGGTGTTAGAATTGTTGGAGACAACGATCCTATTGCACCAGGTGAGTTTAAAGAAGTAGAAGCAACAGGGCAAGATCTTAATAAGGCAATAATCTCTCTCCCCTATAAAGAACCTTCCCAGACATTGTTTAATATGCTTGGCTTCATAACTCAAGCAGGTCAGAAGTTTGCTGACAGTACAGAACAAATTGTTTCTGATGCAGCATCTTATGGACCTGTTGGTACCACTATGGCTTTACTAGAAGCATCTAGTAAGTTCTTCTCTGCTATTCACAAGAGATTACACAAATCTCAAAGAGATGAATTTAAAATACTAGCTCAGATAAACTATGATTATCTCCCTTCAGAGTATCCATATGAAATACCTTTTGCAGAGAAAAATATCTTTAAACAAGACTTTGATGGTAGGATAGATGTACTTCCAGTCTCTGATCCTAATATTCCATCAAATGCACATAGGATGATGATTTCACAGATGGCATTACAAATGGCACAGCAATCTCCTCCTGGTATGTTTAACCTTGAAGCATTAAATAGAACAATATTAAATGCTGCTAATCTTCCTAACTTAGAAGAAATACTACCACCTAAACAAGAACCACAACAAATGGACCCTGTATCTGATATAATGGCTGCAACAAAGGGAATACCTATTGCAGCATTTCCAGGACAGAATCATGATGCACATTTACAAGTGAAGATGATGTACTTACAAGATCCTCAGAATGGTGCTAATCCTATTATGGCTAGATTAAAACCAATACTAGAATCTAATATACAAGAACATTCTATATTAAAGTATCAAGAACAAATGAATGGTATGGCAAGATTAGCTATGGAACAATTAGGACCAGAGCAAGCACAGAATCCTTCTGTAGCAGAAGCAGCTATGGCTACTGCAGCACAACAAGTATTAAATGCTAATATGGCTGCAGGGCAAGCACAATCCCCTGAACAACAAATGGTTCAACTAGAAACAGCAAAGGTAGAATTAGAGAAACAAAAGCTACAACAATTAGCTGCTAAAAATTCTGCAGAATCTACAATAGATGCACAGAAACTAGAACTAGAAGAAGCTAAGTTAATACTAGAAGCAAGTAAAGCTGGTCAATCTTCAATACTTAAAAAAGAAAAAGGTGATCTTGATAGGGCAAGTAAAGAAACTATGAAGGCTTTAGATATAATGGCAAAGGCTGCGTTAGCAGATCAAAGAGCTGATATAGATTATGAAAAAATTCGTGTGAGTGCTTTAGAAAAAGTATCTCAAATGGAAGATCTGGATGATAGACAAAGAAGTTTTAAACTTATTGATGTCATGACAGATCTATTAAAAGAAGAAGTAAGAATAGAAGAACAAGAAACAATACAAGATAATAGGAAAGGAGAACAAAATGCCAATAGGAAATAAAGCTTATTCTGTTGCAAAAGGTGTAACTAAAAAAGGTTATCCTACCCATGTACCTAATAAAGATGGTGGTCTGTATGGTGAGCTAACTACAGAAGGAGCAGAAAAAATAGGCGAACTTAATCAACGTGATACTTATTCTTGGAAAATACCTGAACCAACTAAAGGGAGAAGATAATATGTGGACTAAACCAATAATAAAAGAAGTATCTGTAGGATTAGAAATTAACTGTTATGCTTGTGCAGAGATTTAATTTCTGAGTATGGATATATGGGATGAGGTCATTAAAGAATATAATAATGAGCTTGATAAACTAAGACTAACAGTTTCTGGTGGGCAAGCAGATTCATTTGCTCACTATAGACAACTCGTAGGACTTATTCAAGGAATTGAATGGTCTCGTAATAACTTAACAAACATAATAAAGAAAAGTATGTATGACGAAGAGGATGACTAATGCAACAGGCACATTTAGGTAAATCTATAAAGAATGATATGTGGATTACAAACGAAGAAGAAGAAGCTACTCCAGATATTCTCCCTGAACTTCCAGGTTTTCATGTACTCGTAAGACCTGTCTCAGTAAAAGAAAAAACTAAAGGTGGTATATTACTACCTAACTCAACAAAAGAAGATATGTCGTATTTAACAACTGTAGGTAAAGTTATTAAAATAGGTAATCTTGCTTATAATGATACAGATAAATTTCCTAAAGGACCTTGGTGTAAAGAAGGAGATTATATTTGTTACGCAAAACATGCTGGTCAAAAGATACAATATAAAGAAGTTAAGATGATTTTATTGTATGATGATCAAGTAATAATGAAAGTGGAAGATCCTAAATATTTAGATCCTACATTTAATTTAACTCATTAAGTTGCACTATAACTTTTTATAGTGTATAATATATAGTATATACGTAAGTCGTATGTCTCGTAAACAACGAAAGGTAATAAGATGGAACAAGAAGAAAGTTCAAATGAAGAATGGAGTGAAGTTGATACAACAACTCCAGAAGAAGAAAAGAATAAAGTAGAGTATGAAGTAGAAGGAGAAGTAGAAACAGAAGAAAAAGCTATTCCTCTTGTAGAAACTAAAAAAGAAGAAGAACCTCCAAAAGAGGATGCACCACCAGAGCTTGAAGGTGTAGATACTAAAGGAGCACAAAAAAGAATAAGACAATTAGTTAAGCAACGTAAAGAAAGAGATGATCAACTTGCTCAACTAATACAACAAAATGAACAACTTACTAATAGATTAAATACTTCAGAACATCAATTTAATACTGTTAATAAATTAAGTTTAGATGCAAGTGAAAAACAAATAACAGATAAGTTAGAACTTGCTCGTAATGTTTATAAGACTGCTCACGAAGAAGGTGACTCAAGTAAAATATTACAAGCTCAAGAGTTTTTGAATGAAGCACAAAATGATTTAAAATCTTTAAGTGCTACAAAACAACAATTTGAAAGACAACCTGTACAACAACAACAACAACCTGTACAGCAACCACAATATCAACCACCTATGTCTACTCCAGATCCAAAGGCAGAGACATGGGCAGCTAGTAATGAATGGTTTGGTCAAGATCAAATTATGACTGTATCAGCTTTAGCTATAGATGGACAGTTAAAAGAAGAAGGTTTTAGTCCTACAGATTCAGAGTATTATACTGAAATAGATCGTAGGATGAAAGAAACATTTCCTCATAAATTTGTAGCAAATGCTGCAACAGGAGGAGAAGTTCGCCAGCAGGTTGAAGCGTCAAAACCTGCTCAAGTAGTCGCTGGAGCATCTCGCAGCTCTCCAGGTTCTAGTAAAAAAGTTAAGCTGTCAAAAGAAGATATTAGACTAGCTAACAAATGGAATGTACCACTTGAACAGTATGCTCAAGAA